GAGATTTATATGTAATTAGAGATGTAATTACAGATGGTGATATCGATGCAAGTGGTTCATTAAGTGGTAGTGGTTTATCTATTAATGATACCTTACAAATTACACACAACAATTTTCAATTAAGTGCTAGTGCGGCAATCACCGGTAGTTTAACAGTATTGGGTGAAATCAATGCAAGACAATTTAATATTAATATAATTTCATCTTCTGTTATATTTGCAAGTGGTTCAACTAAATTTGGTGATAGTGTTGATGATATAATGAGTGTTACCGGTTCAATTGAAATAACATCAGCCGTAACTGCATCTGCATTCGTAGGTGATGGTAGTGGTTTAACGGGATTAGTAGTAGATTTAGGAAGTGCACAATTAAATGATGTAGATGGTAATAACATTCCACCACGTTCATTTGCTGAATTATATTTAGGATGTGCTCTATTTGATATCGTAGATTTGGATTTTAATTAAAATTGATATTTATAAAAAAGAATAAAATATTTAAATGGCAAGAGCATTATTTCAAATAGGAAGGGGAGCAACCACAAGTTCATTAGCAAATGGTGAATTATATTATAATACCACTAATCAAGCATTAGAAGTTGGAAGTAATATATCTACCATAATAACAACCGCTAAATTAAACGAAAGTAATACTGGAAGTTTTAAAGTTAGTGGTGATATCTCAGCATCTGGAAATTTATTTATAAGTGGTAATGCTAGAATTGTAGGTAATTTAACATTCGGTGATAGTGATGCGTTAGATACGGTTACGGTTGTTGCAAACTTTGGTTCAGATTTAATACCATCACAATCAAATCAATATAATTTAGGTAGTACATCAAAATATTGGAAAAATGGATATATAACATCATTGACTGGTTCACTAAGTGGTTCGGTTAATGGTATAGATATAACACCATTCTCTACATCAGTAGATAGCAGATTAGATAATTTAGAAATTGCAGCAACATCGGATGATGCTAGATTAGATAATTTAGAACAACATAGTGGAAGTGTTAATGCATTTACAGCATCTATAACCGCATCATTTAATATAACATCACACAGCTTAAATTTAGTTAGTGCATCTTTATTAAATGTAAGTAGTTCATATATTGCAACTTCGCAAAGCTTAAATTTAGTTAGTGCATCCCTATTAACATTTAGTTCTTCACAATATAAATCAGATAGTGCATCGTTTGATAGTAGGTTAGATTCGGTTGAGGCATATACATCATCACTTAAAGCAGCATTTGAAGTAAGTGGTAGTGGAATAGGTTCATTAACTACAATATATGGTAACTTAAAAGTAGAAGGTACACAATCAATAATTAATTCAGAAAACTTAGCAATAAAAGATAATTTAATTTATTTAAATGATAGTTCTTCAATTACCAATCCTGATTTAGGTATAGTTGGTAATTATAACGATGGTACATATGCACACACTGGTATTTATAGAGAGTCGGTAAATGGTAAATGGAGAGTATTTAAAGGATTGACAGATGAACCAAGTGGCTCTATTAATAGTGGGCATCCATCATTCCAATTAGCTGATTTTGAAGCAAACGAAGTAAGTGCATCTATCAATGGTATTGGTAGAGTAGGAGTATATTCAACATCAGTAGATAGTAGATTAGTTAGTTTAGAAACAACTGGTTCAAATTTTGATAATAGATTAGATAGTATTGAAATATATACAGCATCGGTTTCAACTTCAGTAGGGTTATTACAAACAACCGCTTCATATTTAAACACCACATTCTCAACATCCGTAGATAGTAGATTGGTATTAGTAGAAGCAACCGCATCATATTTAAATAATGCATTTTCAATATCGGTAGATAGTAGAATTGATAATTTAGAAACATTTAGTAGTTCTCAATATCTAAACGATAGTGCATCATTTACAACAAGAATTAGTGCAAGTACGTTAACATTTAATGATACAACTAATCAAACAGGCATTGATTTCACACATACTGGAACACAAGTTATTGCAATTGCAAGTGGATTAAGTGAAACTTCAAATGTACACTTTTTAAATATTACCGCATCTAATAATATTAGTGCAAGTAATACAATATATTGCCAAACATTGGTAGCAGAAACATTGGTTGGAGCAACTTTACCTGTTTTAGAATATGAAACAAATGGTACTTTAGGAAACATCTTAATAAAAGGAGCAACTTCTAAAAGTATTCAAGTAGTTGACACCATTGCGTTTGAAGGGTTATCCCAACATGGAATAGATCAATATAGTGCAACTGCATTAGTAATGACTGGTTCAATAACTGCATCAAATGGATTTAGTGGTAGTTCAATAAGTGTAGGAAACGTAATTGCAAATGATATCACTGCAAGTGGAAATCTATTTGTTAGTGGAACTATATACACATATGAATTGCATAGTGTTATACAAAGTTCATCTGTAATATTTAGTAGTGGTTCAAATCAAATAGGTGACCAGCAAAGTGATGTATTAACTATAACTGGTTCTTTATACCAAACAGGTTCAACTTCATTCAGTGAATTGACAGGTAGTTTATTTGATTTTAGTGCATCAATAAATAGTAGAATAGGAAGCGTATTACCTAATGGAATAATTAGTTCTTCTGCTCAAGTTAACATATATGAATTAGAAAACTATGCAAATTACAATGATGCAGTTATCTTCGATATAACCGTAGTAAGTGCATCCGCATGGGGGGCATTCCAAAGTGCTAGCGCATATAGTAGTTCATTTGCTAGTAGATTAGTATCTGACGAATTTAAATCAACAACTTATGCTACAACCGGTTCAAACACCTTCAAAGCAGACCAAATTATTAGTGGTAGTGTATATGTGACAGGTGATGTTGTAGCGTATACAACATCCGATGAAAGATTAAAAGATAATATTCAATTAATTTCTAATCCAATTGAAAAAGTAAACCAATTAAGAGGGGTTGAGTTTGATTGGAAAGATGGTATGCCAAAAGCAGGTACACATGATTATGGTGTTATTGCACAAGATGTAATAAAAGTAATGCCAGAGTTAGTTAACCAAAGACCAGATGGATATTTTGCAGTCGATTATGATAAGATTATAGGATTATTAATAGAAGTGGTAAAGAACCAAGAAATAAGAATAAAAAATTTAGAAAATAAGTTGGATTCATAATAAAAATTCATATTTATTACTATACAATACAATTAAGTTTACATCAATGTCTCTAATGATAAATACAAAACAAACAAAAACAAAATGGGATTAAAATTTAGACGTGGTACGACCGCACAGAAATCAGGTTCGTTAGCATTTGGTGAGCCATATGTAAATACAGATTTAGGAACATTACAAATTGGTGGTGATGCAGGCGATATTACATTGGGTGCATCTGGAACTGGAAGTGCCGGAGTATTCTCAGCTATATCTGGTTCAGGATTAGATATTTCCGGAAGTGCAAACATTAGTGGTGATTTAACAATCGGTGGTAAAATTCAAATTGGTGATAACTCATCAGATACGGTTAACGTAGTAGCATCTTTAAGTTCTTCATTAATCCCATCATTGGATAATACGTTTGACTTGGGTAGTTTAGACAAGTATTGGAGAGATTTATATATTTCAACTGGTTCAATTAAGATGGTATCTAATGGTGTAGTAGTTTCTACATTATCAAATACCGCTAATGGAATGGCATTGGATCAAGGGTTGGTAGCAAGTGGTTCAATAAAAACATATGCTAATATTATAGTAATAGGAACAGGTTCAATAAGTGCATCAAATTATGATGGTATTGGAAATTTAACAACGTATTCAGCATCAGTAAATAGTAGAATAAGTTCAAGTATAGCAAACCAATCGGGATTATCACAAAGTGTTTATGAGACTTTATTTTATCCGGTTACGGGTTTAAGTGCTAGTGCAGCAACTGCATTAAGTGCTTCAATTGATATACTTAGTGGTAGTGTATATAACGCAGTACAATGGGGGCCAAATTCATTAAGTGCAAGTGTAGCAATTGCATTAAGTGCTTCAATTGCAGAATTAAGTGCATCTGTATCTAATAGTTTATTTTATCCGGTTACAGGTTTAAGTGCATCATTAAGTTCTAGTATACATAATACTATATATGGCAACGGACCATTTGATAGTGGATTTAGCGGTTCGGTAAGTTCTTCAATTTCACAATTAAGTGCTTCGGTAAGCCAAAGTATTTATGAAAATATTTGGGGGCCAATCTCAATTAGCTCTTCAGTAGCAACTGCAACTGCAAATTCTATCTCAACTTTAAGTGGTTCAATTGCATCGGAAGGATACGCTAAATTAAATGCATCAAATATATTCACTGGAACACAAGTAGTAACTGGTTCAATGTATATAAGTGGTGATTTCATTGTTCAAGGTTCTTCATCTTTACAAAATATTACAGCAAGTGCAGTATCAATTGGTACAAACACAGTGATTTTAAATACGGATTCACCATCCGTTAGATTCGGTGGTATTTCTGTAATAGATCAAGGTTCATCATCAACAACTGGTTCTTTACTATGGGATTCAACTAACAACGTTTGGGTTTATCAAAACCCAGAAGGTGAAGGATATGCATCTGCAAAATTAATAAGTGGACCTAAAAATAGTGGTTCATTGGGAAGTGAAGTTGGATTGACAGTAGGACAAGTTCCGGTAGCAGTAGGTGATGACCACATTGGAAATTCAATCATTTCTGCAAGTGCAACTCAAGTATATGTAAGTGGTTCATTAATTGTAAGTAGCGACTTACAAGTTACTGGTTCTATAAACGTAACTTCAGCGATAAGTGCATCTTCAATAAACGGTATTGGAAATGTAACTACATATTCAACATCAGTAGATAGTAGAATTGTAACTAACGTAAATAGTGCAGCTGGTGCTTTCGCAAGTGCAAGTGCATATAGTGCTTCAGTAAAATTAGTAACTGATACATTGGCAGTATCTGCAAGTGTAGCGGCATCTATATCAGGAAGTAATTCAACTCTAATCGCAGTAAGTGCTTCTCAATTTACAAGAGATGCTAATCAAGATTCTACACTTACTAGTGTTTCATCTAGTTTAAACGTAGTAAGCCAAAGTGTATATTCAACAAATATTACATATTCAGTAGGTTGGAGTAATATGACAACTGTTTCTGCATCGGCATGGGGAGCATTCCAAAGTGCATCGGCATACTCTGCCTCAACCGCAACTTCTATATCAACATTAAGTGGTAGAGTAACAACATTAGAAGGAAAAGATATTTCAATTACTTTAACAGGTGATGTAACAGGTACCGGTACAATAACAGATTTAGCTAACGTATCATTTGCAACTACAATCGCTGCTAATTCGGTAGCATTAGGAACTGATACAACCGGTGATTATGTAGCAACTATGACGGCTGGTACTGGTATCACAGTAGGTACGGCAACCGGTGAAGGTTCAACTCCAGTTATTACAAATACGGGTGTAACTTCAATCACAGGTACAACGAGTCAAGTTATTGCAAGTGCAGGAACTGGCGGTGTAACATTATCATTACCACAATCAATTGCAACAACATCAGCAGTAGCATTCGCAAGTGTATCTGCAACAGGTGATATCGTAGCGTACTCAGGTTCGGATAAAAGATTAAAAAATAACATAGTAAACATTTCAAATGCATTAAATAAAGTTAAACAATTAAATGGTGTAACTTGGAAATGGAATGATGATGTAAACGAAGTAACTAAAACCGCACCTACAACTGGTTTAATCGCACAGGAAGTGTTAGAAGTTTTACCAGAAGTAGTAAACGAAAGAGAAGATGGCTATTTAGGTATCGATTACTCTAAGATGGTTGGTTTATTAGTAGAAGCAATTAAAGAGCAACAAACACAAATAGCTGAATTAAAAGCAGAAGTAGAAGCTCTAAAAAAATAATAAAAAAATGTATGATGTATATTATACAACAGGTTTCGGAAATAAAGTAGGTGCTGGTAGTGATGTTTGGGTGAATAACTTTGTAGAATACATTGTTCCTCACTTAAAAGTAAAACCTATCCTACTTATACATAGAAAGAAACCCGATGATTTTGAGGGGGTGAAATTCCCCCTCGAAATTTATTGGCAAGTGGATGATAAAGATAAGTTTGATGAACTTATAAATAGTGCTCGGCGAATACACATACTACACGGACACTACTACCCTAACTCAGCAATCCTTAACAATTTGGACAAGATTGAAAGTTATGTAATGCATAATTCAATTGATATGTCTCTAAAGGCTGGATTATTTTCAGAAGCACCTGGTATGCAACATTATGGAGCAGACTCGGAGTGGGAAACGAATATAATCAAATCGGCAAAGAAAAGAATTTGGATAGGTTTATTTCAAACTCCAAAGCATGCAGAGTATGAGTTCATTGATATTCCTAATTATTATGATTTTACTCATAATTTAGAATGTAGTGATAGTACGAAAGTAGGATTTGCAGCAAGAACAGAAACTAGAAAAAGAGTTTGGTATTTGGAAAATATAGATTGTTATTTATTTACAGCTTTGAGAGTTTTAAATAATGTATGGGAAAGGGGATATGGGGTGAATTTCAAACGAGCTAAACGATATATTTTTGATTATAAAAAATTAGATTGGTTTTATCGTTTAGATTGGGGAATTTCACATAGTTGTTTTAATTATGAACCATTTGGGTATTCAATATTTCAAGCAGTTGATTATGGTAAACTACCTATATTGAGTAAAGATTGGATGAAAGAGTGGAATTATCCGTTTAGAGCAGAAACTAAAACAGAATTTGAACAAACGGTACAATTGATTAAAAATAGTGATTACGAATACAAAAAACATTGGTTTAATAAACTAAAAGAATATATGTATGAGTACTCAGATAGAAACAAATGGGTTGATAATTTATTAGATATTTATAATAGTTAAAAGGAAAACAATAATATGGCAAAGACAAGTTTAAGTTTAGGTAATTTATATAGAGCAACCCAAGGTACTGCACGAACTTCACAAGCAGTTTCTTTAAATGCAATGAATGCATCAGCCGGCACCGCCGTATCTATGAGTTCATTCGCGTTTGATAGTGTGGCAATAACACAACCATTTACGTATATAGTAGAAGCTACTGCAGAAAATGTAACTTTTGCGTTTAGTACACAGGGTGTTGCGTTTGATAATAGAATCAAAGGGGTGGCCGCAAATTATACGGTAACAGTAAGTGATGCAACTTATTTTAGTGTTGGTACAAAAGGAGCATCGGTTGCAATTACTGCAAATTCATTGGCAGGAGCAACGTATAGTGGTAGTAATGCAACAACATTAACAGCAACATATGCAGACGGATATAATACAACCGCAACGAATTACAATGTAGCATCAACTAAAACAATTTATTCAGTAGATTCATATAACTCAATTAATTCAGATGTTTTATGTGTAAGTACCGATACTGATATTTTATTAGCAGATGGTTCAACTGTAAAAGCAGGTGATTTATACATAGGTGATACAATTAAAACATTTGTACCAACGGGAATGCCAGAATGGTTTCCTGAAAATGATCCAGCAGAGTGGTATTGGTGGTATAATGAAACGGGTTCTAATGGTGAAATTGTAGATGCAATAGTTAGCAATGTATATTATTCATTTATTGATAATTATGTTGATATTAATTTTGGATCAATAAAAGTAACAGGTGCACATCCGTTCTTTGCTTGGGATGATATTACCGAAACATATCAATTTACAAGAGCAGAGGATATTGTAGAAGGTGACAAATTAGTAAAATATAACACAACAACCGGATTAATCGAAGATGTATTAGTAGAGAAAATAGAATTCTTCAATAAAACATTAGAAATTGCAACAATCACAGTAGATTCTGCACATACTTATTTAGCTAATGGATTTGTTTCACATAATAAAGGAGCAGCAACTGCACCAATTCCATGGACAAATTTAGTATGTTATTTAGAACCTCAATTTGCAGCATCTTATGCTGGTAGTGGTACTAATTTTAATGATGTAGCAGGATATTCAACCGGTTTTAACTTAACCGGTGGAAATGCAAGTCCAGCAATTGCAGCACCTTCATTTAATGCAACATCTCCAAAATCATTAACATTTGCAAGTGGTAAATATGGTATTAAACAAATAGCAAATGCAAGTGGTACAGGCTATACAAATTTCAATACATCTTTAAACACCGGATTTACTATTATTGCGTTTGTACAAAATAGTGCAGGTAACATTTTAAGTAGAAGTACAGATTGGACCTTCTCAGCAACTGGAACTACAATGACTTTAAATTCAACACCACATGGTAACCAATCATCAACACCAACTACATTAACAGGTTGGCATATGTTGGCAGTTACATCTGGAAATGCTCAAACAATATTTTATAATAATGGTTCGTTAGTTTCAAATGGTGTATCAACTGCAGCTAATACAAATGCGGTAGCTGATATTTATTTAATGCAAAATAATACTGGTAATTTAGGTTCATTCTTTTTCTATCAAAGAGCGTTAACTGCAACTGAAATAGGATATGTTTGGAACAATTTAAAAGGTAGATACGGATTATAATATCGTTTGAGTAAAAAAATATATATTTATATATAGAACAAAATAAATAAAAAACTATGGCACAAATCAAACCAGAGCAGTTACAAAAAGTAAAAGAACTAAAAGGAAAATTTAATGAATTAACTTTCATTATAGGACAAAATCAAATTCAACAAAAACAATTAAAACTTGATGAAGAAAATATGTTTGAAGAATTTGAAAAATTAGGTGTAGAAGAACAAACTTTCTTATCTGAAATACAAAAAGAGTACGGAGATGGGGATTTAGATACCACAACTGGAGAATTTACACCAAAAGAACAACAATAATATATTTTTACAACAAAGTTTGTATATTTATATTAGAATATAATAACATAATTCATAAGGAGAACAAATAAAATGGCTGAAAAATTAGTATCGCCGGGCGTATTTACAAGAGAAAACGATTTATCATTCATAGCACAAGGAGTTGGAGCTATTGGTGGGGCAATTGTAGGACCTTTCAAACAAGGACCGGCGTTTAAACCAACAATCGTAACATCACCATCTGAGTTAGAAGATATCTTCGGTGCAGCGGATGGTACATATTACACAGAATTAACCGCTCAAAATTATTTAAGAGAGACCGGTTTAGTAACCATTTGTAGAGTAGCTGGTATCGGTGGATATGAGCAACAAAATGCAATAGGATTAAAATTACAAATTAGTAGTTCAGCAAACGGAGTAACATCATCATACGTAAGTACATTGTATCCAACAACAATTGGAGCAGATTATACTGAAACTGGATTTGATTCAGCAGAAATTGTTAATGATTATAAAGATGGTTCATTCTTATTACACGCAACTCTTTTAGATCCAGCTGATGCATCAGTTTTCGCATCAGTAAATCCTTCAAGTGTAGCTTCAATCGAAAATGTATTTGGAAAATCAGTAAAAGGTGCAAAAAGAGCATATGCATATACAAACTTTACTACAAAATCAAAAGCACTATTAGATTTCGCTACTGCTAACAATATGACAGCAAGTGTAATTGCAGATAATTTACCTACCCAAGATTTATTAGGACAAGATGCAATTGGGGCAGCAACTCCAATGATTCAATCTCAATTAATCGGTGGTAGTAGATATGATTTATTCCAATTTTATACATTAGCAGATGGTAATGTTGAAAATACAAGATTTAAAGTTACAATTGGTAACGTTAAAGCAGCGGGTGATATCAATGGTTCTGATTACGGTACGTTCTCAGTATATGTTAGAAAATACGATGATACTGATAAGAGAAAAACAATTTTAGAACAATACAATAATGTAAACTTAGATCCTACATCAACTAACTATATCGCTAGAGTAATCGGTGATGAAGTAAGTACAATAGATTCAAATGGTAAAGTAACTACATTAGGTGACTGGTCTAATAAATCTAAATATATTAGAGTAGTAGCAAATGAATCAGCTCCAGTAGCAGCAGTTCCATTTGGACATGGTGCATATACATTACCAATTAAAACAGCAAGTGATTTAAGTGTTCCAGTTGTTACTTATTCAGTAGCATCAAATGGTTCTTCAATTTATTGTAGTGGTATTGACTTAGAGGGAAATTCTGATAATACATTTTATTTAAATCCAACTCCTGATGCAGCAACAACCGGTTCTAACGTTGCATTTGGTTTAGATTCACAAGCGGCATTACCATTAACTTCAAATGCAAATGCATTACAACTTTCATACAGAACATTCACAGTAGCTTTTCAAGGTGGATTTGATGGTGTAAATCCAACAACTCCAATCAACAAAGGATTAGATATTATTTCTGCAAACGTTCAAGGGTTTGATTTATCAACTTCTGCATCAAGTGGTTCAGCAGCATACAAAAAATGTTTAAATGCACTATCAAATGTAGATGAGTGGGATATTAACTTATTAGTATTACCTGGTGTTAATCATAACGAACACGGAAATGTAACACAAGCAGCGATGGATATGTGTGAAAACCGTTCAGATACATTTTATATTATGGATGCAGCAGGACAAGGTGCTGGTATTGCAACCGTAGTAGATATTGCAGCTGGATTAGATACTAACTATGCAGCAGTTTACTATCCTTGGGTTAAAACAATTGACACGAACACAAACAAATTAATAACTGTTCCTCCTTCTGTATTATTACCTAGAGTATATGCAGCAAACGATGCAACTTCAGCTGAATGGTTCGCACCTGCAGGTTTGAATAGAGGTGGTATCACTGGAGCAGTAGCAGTATTAGATAGATTAACTCATTCTGATAGAGATACTTTATATGAAGGAAAAGTAAATCCAATCGCTCAGTTCCCTGGACAAGGTATCGTAGCATTCGGACAAAAAACCTTACAAGCTAGACCATCAGCATTAGATAGAATCAATGTTAGAAGATTACTTATCACAGTTAAGAAGTATATTGCTTCAACTAGTAGATACTTAATATTCGAACAAAATACAACGGATACTAGAACTAAATTTTTAAATACGGTTAATCCTTATTTAGAGAACATTCAACAAAGACAAGGTTTATACGCATTCAAAGTTGTAATGGATGAAACAAACAACACTCCAGACGTAATCGATAGAAACATCTTAAAAGGTGCAATATTCTTACAACCAACTAAAACTGCTGAATTCATTCAAATTGATTTCAATGTTTTACCAACTGGGGCAACTTTTAACGCATAAATTAAAAAAGATATACTTATATTTAAGTAAAGGAGAAATAAACAATGGCTGACGTACTATCATTTGATAAGATATTTTATACAAACTTTGAACCAAAGTTAGCAAACCGTTTCATTATGGAAATTGATGGTATTCCATCTTTCATGATTAAAACAGCAAACAGACCTAAGTTAGAAAGTGAAGTTGTGGAATTAGATCATATCAACTTAAAGAGAAAAATTAAAGGTAAATCAAACTGGACGGATATTACTATTACATTATACGATCCAATTGTACCTAGTGGTGCACAATCGGTAATGGAATGGATTAGAAGTGGACACGAATCTATCACTGGTAGAGACGGATACGCAGATTTCTATAAAAAGAATATCGATTTCTATATGTTAGGACCAGTGGGTGATAAAGTAGAACAATGGAAAATTGTTGGTGCTTGGATTTCTTCGGCAGAATTTGGTGATGTAGATTGGAGTTCAAACGATCCAGTTATGATATCATTAACTTTAACTTACGATTACGCTATCTTAGAGTTCTAATATACCAAACGAGAAAAAATTAAAGAGAGGAAATTAAACGTTTCCTCTTTTTTTATTATATTTATATATACAAATATATAGGTTATGACATCGAAAGAATTTACACTTTGGTTAAAAGGTTTTACAACGGCATGTAATGAGTATTCCCCAACTCCAAAACAATGGGATGTAATTAAAGAAGAATTAGATAAAGTTACAGATGAACCAAAAATAGGAACTCCAATTGACGAAGGTGGATGGGGAACTCCTAATGTTACACCAATTACAACCGTATGGCAACACCCACATTATGTAGACCCGTACAATCCATATAAGATAACGGCTACACCAGGAACTACCGGATTTATTACAATTTCCAATCCAAATATAGCATCATTTGGTAGTGGTTCATATAACCCATCAACATCAACTACATACGGATACCCAAGCGGTTCTGCATGGAGTTATACAACAGCAAATCAGCCATCTACTACACCAAAAAATGCTAAAGAGATGATGATAACTACATTAGATGATTACAAACAAAAACCAACAAAACTAAATAAATTCAAAAAAAGAAAAGCAAAATCGGTAAAAGAATGGGAAGATGAAATCGATTTAGGTGGTGAAGAATAAAAATTTAAAAAACAAATAGTTATATAAAACAAACAAAAAGTTATTATGGAAGAAAACATAAACATCCAAAGAGGTGGAACACCTGTTCAAACACAACAACCTCAACAAACAACATCAACCTTTAATTTTCCAACACAAGTTATATCATTACCATCAGAAGGTAAGGTATATGCGGAAAGCAATCCACTTAGTAAAGGTACATTAGAAATCAAATACCTTACTGCAAGAGAAGAAGATATTTTAGCAGATAGCAACCTAATTAATAAAGGTGTGGTATTAGATAAACTATTAGAATCAGTTGTAGTTCAAGTTGGTGTTAATGCAGATGATTTGGTTACAGGTGATAAGAACGCTGTTTACTTAGCAGCAAGAGTATTAGGATATGGTCCTGAATATGATGTAGAAATTACAGACCCTTTTAGTAGTGAAAGACAAAAAGTATCAATTGATTTAACAAAGATTCAAACTAAAGATATTGATTATTCTTTATTAAATACTGAAAACAGATATGCATTTCTATTACCATCTCAAACTAAAATCATATTTAAGTTATTAACTCACAAAGATGAAAAAGATATTACCAATGAAATCAATGCATTAGCAAGATTAACAAAAGGTAAAGGTGGAAGTAGTGAAGTAACTACTCGTTTAAAATATATGATACTTTCTGTAAATGATAATTCCGATAGAGGTTATGTAAACAATTGGGTAAGCAATCAATTCTTAGCAAAAGATATTCAAGCATTTAGAGCATATGTAAAAAGTATATCTCCGGATTTAAATATGAAATTTGAGTTCATATCGGATTTGACGGGTGAAACGGAGGCACTTGATATTCCTTTTGGAATCAACTTTTTTTACCCTGCCACCGGATTATAAAAAAGGATTATACGAAGAATTATTTTTCTTGGTATTTCATGGTGGAGGATTTACATTTAGTGATGTATACAATTTACCACTACATATCAGACGAATGTATGCAAATATGTTAATTGATATAAAAAAGAAAGAAAACGAACAAATACAAAAAGCAAATAGTAAAGTTAGGAGAAGATAAAAAACTCCTAACTTTTTGTTTTATATGATATTTATAATTAAACTATATAGATTATGGCAGAGATAAAAATAAGTGAAAACATTATTGACAATTGGGTTAATAACATTTTTAATAGAATTTACAAAAACCAAGAAGATGAAGCGATGAGACAAATTCGCAAATCAGATATAGATAAAGGTTTAAAAGCACGTTTGGCAAAATACGTTGAAGATAGTAAACAAATCAGAAAAGATTTAGAATCGGGTAGATATTAATACAATTTATTTTAATGGGACTAAAAAAAGATACATTCGGTAAAACAAAAGAATCTAAAACTGATTTTACTTTAGCAAGTAGGGATGCCAAATTGCAGGCTGAATATGTCAAAAATCAAGAACAAAGAAATAAGTTACATGAAGAAGAAAATAAATTATTATCTAAAAAAGGTAAAATATCGGCAGAGGATGAAAAACGATTAGGTAGAATACAGGCAGCATATAGTAAAACAGTTCAAAAAGCAAATGAATTATATGCAGTAGCAAAACAATTAGATACTACACAAGATAATATCAAACGAAATGCAGAATCTCAAGTTGATTCGTGGGGTAGTTTAAGTGAAATATATAAACATAGCAAAGAAGAATTACAAGCAATTGCATTAAAAAGTGTTAGATTAAAAGATGTATCATCATCTATTGCAGCAAACGAAACACTTACTGTTAAACAAAGACAAGGAGCATTAAATCAAATTTCCAAATTCTCAGATGGAATGGCATCTATTAGCACTAAAGCAGCGGAATTAGCGGGATTAACCTCTGATGATGTAGAAAAAAGAGCAATATTAAAATCTAGAATTAATGATGAAATAGCAGCTCACCAACAACAACTTGCTCAAATGCAAAAAGCAGGTACATATTCACAAGAATCATTAGATATACTACAAGAAACAATACAAGGTAAACAAGACGAATTAAATATAGCAGACAAAATATCGTCTCAATCTAAATTGCAAAAGCACGTACAAGAAGAACTACATGAAGAGTTAGAAAGTATACAAAAAACATTATTAAAAATAAGAAGTGGCGTTACTATGTTATTTAGTGGGTGGCAAGGTGCACTATCTTTAATAGCATTTGGTGCATCAGAAGTAGCAGAACATTTTGGGGAGATGGGTAAAAAGATTGGTGTTGGAATGACACAAATGATAGGGCTTAAAACACAAGTAGGATTGGTTGGTGCAATATTAGGTGAAGAAGCGGGTGAGGCTGCGTTGGATTTAGCTAAAGATTTGGGTGATTCACATCATCTAACAACTGCAATGGCAGTAGATGCAGGTTTATTAGCAGCTAATTATGGTTTAAGTGGAAAACAAGCAGCATTCATGTCTACGGCGTTTGGTGAATTAAGTGGAAAAAGTTATGAGACCGGTAAAAATACAGGCGAATATGTTAAGCAATTGGCAATGGCAAATGGGGTAGCACCAACTCAAGTAATGCAAGATGTGGCAGATAATGCAGAATTCTTTGCATTATATAGTAAAGATGGTGGAAAAAACATTGGTGATGCAGCAGTAGCAGCCGCAAAATTAGGAGTAGGATTAGGAACGGCGGCAAAAGTAGCAGACCATTTATTAGATTACCAATCATCAGTACAAGATGAAATGGAAGCATCGGTTTTATTAGGTAGAGATATGAACCTTAGTAAAGCAAGAGAATTAGCATATAATGGAGATATAGCAGGTGCATTGAAAGAAGGGTTAGAAGCAGCGGGAGGTATTGCTGCTTACAATGCAATGGACCCATATCAAAGAGCAGCAACTGCTAAAGCAATTGGTGTTTCAAATGCAGAAATGCAACAAATGGTAGCACATGAAGAAACCTTAAATGGTATGCATGGTGTGGGTAATCAAATATATAGTCGAACATCTGAGATACTACAAAATATGGGTAATACCCTAACTGGTAAAGTATTAAAAGGAATGGGCGGATTAGTAATGGGTGCAGGCGAATTGAATAGAGGATTACAGGGAATGGGAACATCAATCGGAGGAATGGCAAGAGGAACAAAGCAGATGTTGAAAAATCTATTTGCAATGATAGCACCTACTAAAATAATAGGTAAACTAAAACAATTTGGTGGAGCAATTGCAAATTCAAAAGTAGGTTCAGCAATCGGTGGCGTAGCAGGAAAAGCAAAAGATTTTATAGCACAAAAAGCGGGCGGGCTTAAAGATAAATTAATGGATAAAGTTGATTTTAGTGGTAAGGCCGAAGAAATGGTAGCGGAAAAGAAAGATGCGGTTGTAGATAGTATTAAAGATAAAGTAAATCCAGAAAAAGTAACAGAGGGGGCAAACGAAGCAGCAAAAGGAGATGATGGTTCTGCGTTTAAAACAAAAGCAGAAAATATTGCAGCTGGTTTAAAATCATTTGCAAGTGGAAAAGTAGTATTAGGTGCATTAGCATTAATTCCAGTAGGTATCGGATTATTAGGATTACTACCTGGATTACCTACATTATTTTTTATGGGTAAAATGAATTTTGGAAATGTATTAATGGGATTTGAAAATATAGCATTAGGATTAGGTGCAATGGGTACAGGTAATGTATTATTAGGAGCGTTTTCTTTATTAGTAACATCAATAGCACTTATAGCTATGTTACCTGGATTGGCAGTTTTAGCATTAATGGGAGCCATGGCACCATTAATTACATTAGGATTTGGAGCATTAACGGCTGGATTAACTGCATTGGGTGGAGCGGCACCATTGGCAGGAATAGGAGTTGCAATATTAATGGGATTAGGATTAGCATTTGCATTTTTTGGTGCAGGTGTAATGATGGTGGGTATGGGTATTAAATTAGCAATGGATGGAATAAGTTCTATGGTTGCAGTATTACCACAATTAGCAGAAAATTTAGGACCATTAATTAGTATGATATTACCTATATTTGGATTAGCAGCAGCAATTATGGCATTATCATTATCGTTAATGATGTTAGGAACAATGGGTATGATAGCATTACCCGTATTATTAGCATTAGGTGCATTAGGTGCAGTGGCTGGTGGATTAATCGGAGGTGGTGGCGAAGGTGGAGGTAGTAACGATGAAATGATAGCAATTTTGAAATCAATAGATAGTAAAGTAGGCGGAGCACCAGCAATTAATATGGATAGTAAAAAAATAACAGCCGCTTCAAATGATGGAGCAGCACGTAGAGGTGATTCAGGAGGAACTAAATACTAATGGGAAAATCATTATTAGAATTATTACAAACATTTCCGTTTGAACCTAGCTTAAATCCAAATAAACAAACGGATAATATGCTTAATCCTGACCCGAGTAGTGCGTTTGATACTAATATAAAACAATCTAAAGCTTGGTTAAAAGCAACTCCTAAATTATATGGAGCAGATATTGTTCGTATAATGAGTCAAGGACAAGTAGATACTAAAAAAATAAAAAAAGCAGCAGTAAAAGTAGCATCAAACTTAGCATCAAAAATTCCTATTGTGGGTGGTGTAGTAGGCGGTGCTATTTCTCAATTAACAAATCCAAAATTACCAGGAGATTTATATACAGGTACAAGTGAATTTGAACCTGAGCATATGGTAACTAGTTTATATACTGATTTATTATATGGTAGAATAAGAAACGATAAAGGAGCATTAGGAAATTTTTTAAAAGATAATACTAGTTTAAAAAACTTAGGACAAAATTTAAAAAATGTAGCAGTTAGTGCAGCAATTGGTGGTGCAACTAAAGTAGCAGCAGCTGGTTTAGATGCATTAATTAATAAAAAGAAATTTTCACTAAAAAAGAAAAAATTACCAGCGGTTAAAGCACCATTAGGGGAATTACAACCTGATAATTTTCCATCAACTTTCGCATTTCAATCGGGTGTAACCGACAGGATTGCAGTAAATCAAAGTCAATTTACAAATAGACCAGGTGTATTGGGTGGAACATTTGGAGCGGGATATGAATTAGGAAAAGAACAAAGTAAAATAAAAGTTACTAGATTATCTAACAATCCTACACAAGATGGGTTAATTAAAGGAACATCAAATAGATTAAATGATTTTTATAAATCAAACTATAAAAGATTAGAAGGTAATTTAGATGGGTTTGTACCATCATTTAATCTATGGGAAGCAAGTGATGGAAAAAACGGAAATGCATACAATTATTCTAAAGTAAATACAACAGGAAATAGTTTATATCTTGGAACAGATACTACATTAGATATAACGGCTACCGTATCTCAAAACTTTGGTGCAAATACAACTAATTTAATAAAAATAGTTAAAGGTAAAAATGATTATACGTTTGATGTAAAAACGGATAATGGTAGTAACAAATTTATTGGAAACATTAAAGGTGGTGAAGATTACATATATACAAAAAGTGAATTAAAAATAAATACATTAACTACCGATGAACAAAGTAGATTCATAGATGGTGGTATAGCTGATTTAGGTGAATCTAAATTAATAAAAGGAATGGGTGCTCAAAATGTAGAAACCCAGGTAGGACAACTATTTGGAAATGCATTTATAGCAGTAGATATTGATACTAAAAAACCAGAAGAATATAAGTATCCATTTAGAACAATAGGACAAATGGATACGGTTGCTAGGTGGAATACCAAAGATGCTAAGTTTAGTGATAACGTTAAAACAATAACAGATAACGATACTAATTTTTTAAATACAGCACTTCAAACACAAACTAACACTTCTTTAAATATAAATCCATATTTACATAGCAAACGAGATGTATTAAAAGATAATGTAGAAGATGGCATAGTTAAGGTGAATATAGGTGGAATTAATTTTTTATCAACTATAACAAACTTATCAGACAAAAGTGCAGCAAGTTGGGATAGTGTAAAACCAATTGGTTCAGGTGTTAATTTTTATTTATTTAACGTTTGGGAAAGAGATATATCATTTGATTTAAAATTATATGCAGAAAACAAAACACAATTAGACCAAATATGGAAAAAAGTGGAATCGTTATCTTTATATACAAAAGGAAAAACAACTAATAGTGTAAAGGGTGTATTTGGTAGAATTATTGGTTTAGAAATTGGTGATTTAATATCAGCGCAAGGATTTTTAAGTGATATAACAATGAGTGTAGATGATGCAACCCCATGGGAAATTACAAAAGGGTCACAAGCACCAATGATATGTTCAATTAGTATATCATTTAAAGTAGTTACAAATGGTGAAGCTAATTATTCATTTTATAATACATTAAAAGCATAGTAATGGATAATAGATACGAAAATATAAAAACAATATTAAAAACAGGCAAAGGTAAAGTATATGATTCTACATTATTATCATATGTAGAACCAACCGATACTGATATTGTTATATTAACTACAATGGGTGATAGATTAGATTTATTAGCAAACGAATATTATGGTGATAGTACAATGTGGTGGGTAATTGCATTAAAAAATAACATAACAGATGTTGATTTAACAATGAAAGGTGGTATAAAACTTAGAATACCAAGTACACAAGAAGCCGCACAACTTAAAAATTCAATGAAATAATGAGTAGATTTCCATTTGTATCTGGCTTAGAACAAGAAATTATTAATGCAATTACTAATACTGATAAACAAGTTTTCTCAGGAACAAAATCATTTGCGTTTTTACAATGCTTTATGGGTGGTAATAATGTAGGTGGAATTATTGGTAATGAGTCATATACAAAATTTAATATATCAACAAACGTAAATAAACAAATAGCTAAAATACCTCCAATGTTAAAATCAATTGAGGTAAAAACAACTGGTAATATGGGTGCTATTAAAATGGCATCGGCAACCATACAATTTTCAGATATGGATGAGGTTTTAAAAAACGCTGGATTTATGTTTATTGGTAAAACACAATTATTAGTTTGGGGATGGTCAAAAAGTAGAAAAGGAACGCAAGTAAATATTCCATCTGGGAAAGAAACGGCACTTAAAGCGATTAATATAGTACATCGTAATGAATATGTAACAGGTCGTGATTTTGATATTTTTGCTGGGATATTAACTAATTTTGATATTAAAATAAATGAAAATCTTACGGTTGATGTTAAAATAGAATTATCATCTCCTTCTGATATACCTGCATTTTTATCATTAAGTAAAGTAGGCAAAGCAGTAGCAGATAGTTCAGATGATAAAAAAGCAAAAGCAACAGTTATGGCAATGCAAGCGGTAAAATTGGATCCAGACGGAGCCGATGCGAAAGCGTTTGCTGCATTAAAAGGATATGCAATAAACATCGAACAAGAAATTGTAGATTGGTCATATGGTAATACAGATAGTGGGT